TTACGGGTGGACGCCCCCCGGAGGGGGCGTTTCGGCCTAGGTTGCCAGCGCCCGCTCCGCTGCCTGCTTGATGCAGGTGTCCACGACCATTTTTGCAAGCCCCAAGGTTGGCTCACTGTTGTCCCAATTCTCCTCACCGGGAGCGAAGATGTTCCACTCGATACTGTTTGCCTCGGAACATCCAAGAGTGCCGTAGTCGAACCGCTTGATGGTCCAGCCACGATACAGGTAATGGCCTGCGGCGATTTTTTTGGCGGTGTACTTAATGGTTTTTTTGGTTTTGCGCTTCATATTCGTTGGCTTGTTGGTTGGTTGTTCCTGCTAACAACGCCAACTATAGCCAGCCAAACACGCTTGGCTAGCATTATTTTCAACTTTTTTTTGCCCGCCTCAAAGCGTTCATTTCCCGTGCTTTAGGCCTAGGCTTGCTGGCATTTCGGCGCGCCGCTTCTGCTTTTTTTTCGGATTTTGCTGCGCCGCCCAGCTTGCCAATCTCCCGGCAGTGTTCTCGGAGTGTTTTTTCAGTGCTCATTGCGCTCTAAACGGTTGATTTCACGATTGATGTACCAAGCGGCTTTGCGCAAATCCTCAAGTGCTTCGCCTTTGAGCCCGGCGCGCCAGAGATACTTTATTGCGTTGCCGATGCAAAAGTTGAAGTGCTCGGCCACTTGGATGCACTCCACGCCCGATGGGTGTGAAGTGTAGTGCGGTGGATGGTTTACTGGGTCCATGCCCGCAGCCTAGCCAGCCACGGCTGGTTGTCTAGTGGCTGTTTTCCGCCAGCGTTGCAAGTGCCTTTGTTTCAAGAGGGGAAACTGTAAAACCCCGTCGCAGGCTCTCCCTGCGCACCATTCGGCCACTTGCTGGGACTTGGTCCCAAATCATTCTCCGGTTGGAACTAGACCGGACTGAAAAAGCTGTGCCTCCTCGTCTCTGCGCCGCCGTAGGCCCCTAGAGTCGGGCCACAGTCGTTTCATCGCGCGGATCTGGTCAGGTATTTGTGCCAGCTCGTTGACTCGCAAAAGCTCTTGGATGCGCACCATTTCGCGCCGCCGGTCGCCTGTCAGATTCGGGCCACGGTTAAACACGATGGACACTAGCGCCGCTGCGCAGTCCCCGGGCAACGCCTGCACCTGCGGCCAGATTCGGAGCGTCCGCAGGTACCAAGTCGGCACTGTGACATCCTCAAAAACGGCCAGCGCTGCGTCCCACGGGATCACGAGGTGCCGGACGTGCGGCAGGATAAACTTGGCGTCCTCCCCTCGCCGGTTTGAAACGCCGATCAGTGCGGCCAGTGTTTTCTTGTCCAGATGCGGGTCCCACGCCCTGGCGGTCTCGGTTGCCGGAGTGTGCCCGAGGTCCCAGCCGATCCCGATTGTGACTCCTGACGATTCCCCGGGCCATTCCGGGTTGCGGTTGTACTCGTGCTCTCCGCCGGTTTCCCAAGCGATGATGGCCTTGATGCCGCGCGGGCTGAGATTAGTCGTCATCTTCATCATCCTCCACGGTTTCGGTTTCCGCACAAGGGCCTTCAGACCACCGGAGCGCCTGGTACTGGCGCGCAAACAAGCTGCCTGCACCGGCCTCGAACGTTGTGTAGCTGTCAGTGTCGCTGTCGTGCGCCAGTATCTGCACGCAATCAAAATGCTCGCCGATCTCGGCAACCATGCGGTTCAAGTACTCCTGTTTTTCGGCGTCGGTCATAAGATGTAAAAGTGGTGCGCGGTAAGTTTACGCCCGTCAACTGTCGTCGTCATGTAACTCTTACGCGGCCACTTTTTGCGCCTTGCCAAGCGCATCGCTGCCTCGAAACTTACACTCAGCATGTCCGATATTTGGCGCACGCTGTACCATCCCTCTGGCGGCGCTTCCCCAAGCAACTCGGCCTTTAGGGCGGCGATGACCGATCCAGTTAAATCGGCAGCCGGAAGTCTTGGTTTTTGGTCTCTTTTGCCAGCCATATGACGGTTTCGTTGTCTGAGTATTCGCCCCATGCAAAGCCCCTGCTCCAGGACGAAGTTGCTCTCCGGTTGGCTGCGTAGCCCATGGCGCTGACATTGCCCAACCATCCTACGCAATAGCCCGTTGGGTGCGCACGGTTGCGGCCCTCAGCCTGCTGCACCCGGTGGAGATGTGCGATCACCACTTTGCTTGCGGCCCCTTCGCAGATTGCCTCGGCATGATCGCGCACTGCGTTTTCGTTGATCATGTACCCGTGTCCGAACAATGCGTCCCCGAACAGCCTCCAGCCTTGCTGAAAATTGTAGTCTACAACAGCGCACCGCATGTCCTTGGCCCTGTCGGTGATTTGTGCCATTACACGGGCTGCCAGTGCGGCCACAATGGCACGCGGTGATTCCATCAGCGTATTCAGTCGCGCCTCGTGGTTGCCAAGGAAATAGACCTGCGGCTCCAAGCGGGAAAGAAACGCGAGCCCGTCGTTGAGGTCAGACTCGGGATCCACTGCGTCGTCGGCTGTACCGGCTGCGCCAGCGCGCAGGCACGCAAGGTCGATTGCGTCGCCCAGGTGCAGCGTCGTGTGAGGTTTCCAGCGCTTTTTGAACGCCAGAACCTTGTTGAGCAATGCCTGGTCGGCGTGGTGCCCGTGGCTGCACCCGACGGCTAAAAACCGTTTCCAGCTTCGGGTGATGTTTGCCATAGGCTACACGCGGGCAATAAACGTAGTGCCCGGCCCCGGGATTTGCGGCAGCCTGCCGTGCTCGTCGTAGATGCCGCTGTACGGGTTGATCTTGTCTGGCGGCAGCCCCACGCCGTCCATCCCTGCGGGCGGGAGGATACGCTTAACTGCGGCGAGAATTTGCAGCCCAGCGGGAGGAGTCGCGCCCAAGTAGCGCGCTTGCATTGCCGGGATTACCGGCACGGGTAAAACGGTCATAGGAGAGGCTTCTGCCCGCGCTCGTTACGGATTACGTCGATCACGCCAAAGATGCCAAGGATGGCATCCACGGTCGTGTTACCGACGCCGGTGGAGTAGAGCCCGAGGGCTGCACCCAGCTTTGCAAGTCCGAGCCATGTCGAAGGCTGCCTAACGTAATTTTTCAGTGTCTGTTTCATGTTCGTTGAGTAGTCGTTCCCAAAGCGCTTTTCGGTCAGCTTCGCACTCTCGAATCTTGCCGTGCAGGTGCCAGACTGCGGCCAGCGTAAGAGCCATGGAGAGCCCCTGCGCGGCTGCTTGTTGAGCAATGAGGTCGAGGAGTTGCGTCATGCGAAGTACGGCGTGTTCGGAGTGATACGCGAGTAGACGAAGTCCATGTTTGCAACCACCGCCGTTCCAATCGCTGCTGTGCGATTAATGTGTGCGAAGAAAAATACGCGAGACGTCGGAATGTTGGTTGTATGCGTGGCGACAGTTACGCCGTCAATTTTCGCAACAACCTGCGTTCCTGCGGCATTGATTAAAATTTCCATGGAACGGAAAGCGTTTGCAGCAAAGGAAACACCCGTTGATGTCAAAGTTTCCGAGTTGCCTGTGCGCGTCACAAAGTCAATTCCCTGCCCGTTTTGCACTCGAAAGTAAATGCCGTTTGCTGATTCGGAAGTGATAGAATCGCCCCACCCGCAACGGAAAGCTCCGGTTAAAGTGCCGTCAAACCAAGTTGCCCCGCTTTGTCCCGCTCGAAATATAACGCGAGCCGCTGCAACTCCAATTAATGCGACATTCCCAGCTTGGTTTAACCGAGATTGCTGTGTAACAGCGGCTGCCGTTCCCGTAGACATCGCGACGACTCCAAAACCAGAATTTGCCTGTGAGTTTGTGCCCCCAGTGACTCCAAACGTCAGATTTCCAGAAAGTGAAGTTGTGCTCAAAAACTGCTCAAAAAACTCAATATAAGCGCCCGGCGTCGGGACGTTTGCCAGCGCACTAACTAGCCCGTCAATCTTGCTCTGCGCAATAGCCGCGTTAGCGTCCACGTCCGCATCCACCAGCAGGCTTGCAGGGCTTTGGATCACCGAGCTGACCACCTTCACCAAGCCCGTTCCAGTGACGGAAGGAATGGTAGTGTGGACGTGTGAAGGCTTTGCGTCGCCGGTGTAAATCGTGATGGTGCGGTTGTTTGCGGTGGCTTTCGCCTGCACCTCGATATAAATGCGGTCGGTCGCAAGAATTGTAGTCTGCGGAATCACCACGCTCGCAATGTACTGCGCGGCAACGGTTGGGTCGTAAATCGAAACATCGTCAGAAGTCGCAAGTAGCGTCGGTGCATTCGCCCCGTCGTACTTAAAAATCTGCAACCGAAAGATGGTTTGGTGCGACTGGCTAGCATTTGACGCTGCCCACAGGTTGAAATCCCACAATCCAGCTGGGAGAACGGTGGTGCCAGGATCGAGCACATCGGACACAAAGCCTTTAATAAGCGTGTAGTCCACTTCCGAAAGCGTGCCGGACGTAATGGTCGTAAGCGCCGTGTCTGCTACGCGGCCAAGCTCAACGGGTGTGCCGGGAAGGCCAGTTGTGGGAGACTGTGCAGCGGTTGCGCCGTTGAAATAAAACGCAACTCCACCGCCTCCAGATCCACCATTAGATGGAGCACCTGGTACCCATGCATCACCGTTCCACGTTAGGACTTCCCCGTCCCGAGGGGTAACAGCGGCAACCGCGTTGCCCTTGAGCTTGTCCACACTCGTCGAGTGCAGCCCGCCGGACACGTCGCCGGTGATAATTGGAGAGTTGAGCGGCATGTTAGTAAGTAATGGTGATGCTTGCGTCTCCGTTTCCTTCGGAGATCACGATTGAAATGGATGTTCCTGCAACCGCAGAAAAGTCTACAGCGTCGTCAAAACTAGCTCCGGAAGTTCCCGAGCCTCCAGGTATTGCTGTGCCGCCTTGGCCTGGAGTTCCTGCTGATCCTTGTAATGGATTGCCAAAATAAAGCAAAGCAGTTCCACCTGCGCCTCCGCCTCCTCCAGAATGATTTGCCCCACCGCCGCCACCTCCCCCGCCGTTGCCAATATATCCCCCGGCACCGCCATCGCCTCCGTTTCCTCCGTTTGTTGCGCCAATTCCTCCAGCTCCTCCGAATGGATCGATGCTAGATCCATTACCTCCAGCTGTTGCGTCAACCCCGCCTGCGCTCCCGCCACTGCCTGGTGTGCCAGTGTTGCCGCCGTTGCCAGCGTTTGGTCCGTTTCCTGTACTACCGGCTGCCGGTGACAAATAAACGCTGCCATCAGAATTAACTGCACCTCCACCGCCGCTGCCACCGCCGCCATACCCCGCAACACCAGCGGCTCCACCTGTGCCCCCCGGCAAACTCCAAGTGATGGCAGCAATAGCAATGCCCTTGCCATCGCTGCCCGCAGATGCGGTTCCGTCGGCACCATTTGCGCCAGTTGTTGCGGCAACTGGATTTCCTTCGGTGTCGAAATAGGCATTGGAACCCGTCTGCCCGGGTTGTCCATTGGTTGCCGTGCCGTCTGTGCCTGCGGCAGAAATGGCAGAAACATAAGCGTATCTTACCCAAGCCGGCACGACCCACGTGTGCGTACCGGCGGTGTTAAAAGTTACGCTACCGTTTAACGAAGTCGGTTCCCACTTTGAGTTTGTGGCGTTCCAAGCCAGCACTTGCCCGTCAGTCGGTGCCGTCGTTGCAATGTCGCGGCCTTGCAGGGAAGTTGCGTCGCCGCTGCCACCGCCGCCCCCGGCAACCATCGCGCGTATGGAGATCAGTTCTCCGGTAACCGGTGCTTCGACAAAAGTAATCGTCCCGCCTGCGGTCGAGGTGATGGCGTACTTGCTCGGCGGCTGGTCGATACCGCCCACACTGACGATGTACCCGCCGTCCTCGGTGCCGTTGTAACCTGCAAACGTGAACGCAACTGTCGTGCCGTCGCCTGTGTGCTCCGTAACCGTAGTGCCAGCGGCTACTGGCCCGTTGAGCAGCATTACGCCGCCGTCTCCGCCAAGGTAAAGCTCGCCGTCGGCAGTGTTGACGGCAAGCTCCCCGAGGTTGAGCGTTGTCGGATTTCCCGACGCGCCGCTCCTGCGCTTTGGTATGATCGGGAATGCCATAGATTAGTAGGTACCAGCAGATGCGACTGTTGCGGTGCCGTCTCCGGCGATTTCGATGCTTGCGGATGACTTGATGCCGCCCACCACCGTCGAGGTCCCCGGAATAATTTTGGCAGCGCCTGCGCCTGAGACAAAAAAGCCGTTGCTGCTGAGCGGGTCCACGCTGAGCACGCCAAGCTGGGACGTGGTCGCAATTTGCAGCTGCGCCGTCGAGAGGAACCCGCTGGCCGTCAACTCAGGAACACCACCAGGCGTTGCCAGCTGCGTTAGCTGAGCAGTACTCACCGCGCCGATATTTGCAGGCGTCAGCGTGATGTTTCCGTTGACTGGGAGCACAGTGTTGACGCTAAGCACCTCGGACTTGGCACCGTCCACGAAGTCCCAGGTTGTGCCGTTGAACACAATCCAGTCCCCGGCCTCCACGCGAGTTTGCCCGTCGATGGCAGGCGAGAGCGTCGCGCTGTTGGACGCCACGTAGTAATCGCCCTTGGCAGCCGTGCCAGCCCCGACAACGCCGCCGGATGCAATCACCGGCGATGTGTTGACCGTCCACGCGCCCTTGTAGGTCACGCCTCCGATGATCGCGGATGGCAGCTGCGCCGTGGAGATCTTGCCATCAACGCCCAACTGCGGGATGAGCCCGGCAATGGCCGAGGTCGTCAGCGCGCCAATCTGCGCCGTGGTCAGGTTTTGGATTTGATAGGTCGAAATGAGCCCGTCAGCGGTCAGCTGCGGGACCTTGTTGGCCTCGGCAAGCCTAGTGAGGTCATTGGTGGTCAGCGCGCCTTGCGTGCCGCCGATTTCTACCACGCCAGAGTTGGCCTTGAAATACAGTTTGCCAGATGCCGTGTTGACGGCCAGCTCAGCCAGCTGCAGAGCGCCAGCAAGCGGCGCGTCAGGAGAGGTCGTAACAGCGTTGCGAATGGGAATGATTGGGAATGCCATGGTCTTAAGTTAGTAAGTGCCTGCTGTGTAATCTACTGGCACCCACGCGGTGCCGTTGTACTGAAAAATCTGGTTTGCCGTCGGTTCCGTCGCGGAAACGGTTTTGCCCCGGATGCCGGTAACTGTTGCCACCGTGCCTCCGCCGCCGGTTGCGAGCGAAAGGTCGCCGGTCACGCTGGTCAGCGATCCGGGAGGTCCTTGCGGGCCTTGGGGTCCCTCTGGGCCTTGCAGCCCGGGAGCGCCAGTGAGTAATGTGACCACCAGAGGGCCACAGAGTGTATTGCAGCTCATGGTCAAGAGATAGTGACGCGGGCCTCTATGAGCCGGATGTCCCAGCCATCAGGCCGTTGGACATTGACGGTCAACTGAGCCCCAAATTGCGCGGAAAACAGTGCGGTCTGTGCGTTGGTCAGCCGGAGCGAAACGACATCAGGCGACGGTCGCACGATGCTTGGGGTCGTCAGCGAAACGCCTGCCGAGGTCTTGAGTGTTACACTGACAAACCAGTCGGTCAGGTCGGTGTAGTTGCTGCACGGCCCGTCCTCCTGTAGCTGGAAAGAAAAGTCCCAGTCAGTCCCCCGCTGAATCGTTGAGCTTGTCTGGACGGCGACCATTACACTCTAGGGGTGCGGGACAAGGTAGTGTTGCGCACTGTCGCAACACCCGCTTACCGGCTGTGCGCCTGCAGGCCATGCCCTAGCGGCTATTTCCTCGTCCCGGCTTGGCAGCTTGCCAAGTGGACACTGCGGCCTGTCGGCTAGGATGTCCCACCGCGTAGGACAGCCTGCGTACCTGTCGCAAGCTAAGCACACCTGAGCCCGTTTGTCAGCTAGCCATTGCGGGATCATTCTATGTACGGGGTCGCCGTGAGCGTCACGGTGTAGGTGTTCGTCAGCACGTCGCCAGTTTCGGGATTTGTCACCGTCTGGCTAATCTCCGTCACGTTGCCGTCTATAAACTCATCGACGTATAGTTCGATGTAGACCTCGGGGTCTGTTGTGTTCAGCCGGAATGCAGCGCCAAACGCGCTGGGAATCCGCTCTTGCAGCCAGTTGCGCGTGTTGAGTCTGTACGTGCTCCAGGCGTCTCCGAAGTTGTTTATAACGGCAACAGCAGGCTGAATATTTGTCGGCACGCCGTTGTTGCCGCCGTTCCACCGGAAGAGGAGGTCGATCGTCTCAGGTGGCGAGCCCTCGGGACTCAGAATCAGTTGGACCGGACTGCCGTCGTCGATTGTCTGGTTGGTGCTGACAAACGGACGGTTAGAAAAATCGCGTTCCAGCCTGGCTGCGTCTCGATCCGTTGAGCTGTAAAACACGTCGGTAACCCAAAACTCTCGCGGCCCGCTGGGTGGCTCGTAAACAAATGCGTCAGCGGTCAGCTTTGTCCAGCGCTGCCCGTCAAATTTTACACCCTGACCTGCGATGAAATAGCGCATGCCGTCGATGGCGTCTGCCTCGTCCTCCACATAATAGGTCGCCGTCGGCAGCATTATTGTCCCCGGTAGCGCCAGTTCACCGTCAGCAAGTCCGCCGGATGCCAGCACAGGGCTGCTGTTCGGCGTCCAGAAAAATGTCCTGTCTGGTTTTGGGTAGCGGTACTGAGAAGCAACCACCCATTTGCTACTGCCGCCAGTCCCAGAGACTGAGACGCGGTCGCCGGGGTAAACGCGGGTTAAAAAGTCAATCGGAGGATCAATCGGAATCGGATCGTCAACGCCTGCGCCGTCTGGTTGCGCCACCGTGTAGTAACCTCGCACCACGAGGTCCCCGTCTGCATTGCCATTAGCGCTTAGCACTGGCGACGTGTTGACGGTCCATGTGCCTCGGTTTTCGAAGTTGACTAGCCCAAACGGAAACTGCGGCAGCTGCCCCACGCTGGCGACGCCCGAGTTGTTGCCCACTGATCCGAGGATGTCAAAAGTCCGAAATTGTTTTTCGGAACCGTAGGGGATGCCGCAAGTTTCGTCCTTTACGGTCAAATCGCCGTCGTCGAAATCAATCGGCATGACGACACCAGACAGAGTCCAAGGTACCGGCACGCCGCCTCCGTTAGAAAACGGGTAAAACTGCCCGCTGCCCGTAATCTGCACGGCGATGTCTAGCCGCGCCCGCTTGTTGTAATCGTTGAGAGACATGTCAAGCGAGTGAGCACGGACTCGGGAATGGCTGCTGGCAAACGTTGCGAATCTGCGTAATGGCTGGCGGGTCTGCTACCGTATCAACCTGTACGCTCGCAATGAGATTGTACTGGGTGTCCGTCGTGTTTGATTGCAGTTCGCTCTCAACCGAAAAACTGATTGAGCTTGGCAACAAGGTTGTGAGGTTAAACTGGATCTTGCTGTAGATGAAGCAATTCTCGGTTACCGTCAGCTTGAGCGTCGGATCGTTGTCAGGAAACATGCCAGTCGGCAGCATGTTCCAGATTAAGCCCCATGCCACCTGAACCTTGAGCGTGTTGTCTGCCGAGGCATCAGTACATTCAAACGGACATGGTATTGCGCCGCCGCCTCCACCGCCACCGAGTAATCCTTGATTGATTACTAGGCTCGTACCGCCGCTTGTCTCTTTGACGAAGTAGCCAAGCCCGGGACGCATACGGACTTGCCGCACGGCGGCGTTGAGCCGGTGGATATGGTCGGCCAAAATGGCCATGCCGCGTTGTACGTCTGGCAGGTTCATTTTACGGCCCGTAGAGGTACGCGTCCCATTTGCCAAAGCTGGATGTCAGGTATTCCATGGTCACGCGGTAGTTGCTGCCTTCCTGCACGCAAGTTGCGCCAGTCACCAAAAAATTGACTGAGTTTGAAAAGGTAAACGGGTTGCCAGTGATTTCGTTAAGCGCGTAGCCAACGCCAGCTAGCGACGGCGGTGCGACGTACACCTTTTGGTGTTTCAGCACGATGCGAGACGCTAGGTAATCGGTTTGCCCACGGTTGTAGCGCAGGTACAAGTTTTGCACGGCTGCGTTGCTCGATGTTGCTGGGTCGGTTGCATCCTCTCTGCCTTGTTTCCAAGCTGTCCAGTTCGCCATTTCGGCGTTTGACATCGTAAGCCGAAAAACTGGATGCGTTTCAATCGGTTCCGATGTAGTGGTAATATCAAGGCTCCAAATGTCTGGGAAGGTTTGGCCACCACCGCCGCCGGGATCGGGAATCTCCTCGGTAAAAGTTTGCACCAGCGTCCATACGCCGTCGCTTTGCGACTTCGACCAGGAGTTTGCGGAAAACGACGGCGTTGGCTCCGTGAAAGACTCATAAGTCTCGGTGAGAAACTTGTTTCCGCGCGCGTCGCGGCCTGTCTCGGTGCGTACAAGAGTGCTCATTGATAGACGGGAACCATGTTGCCGGTTGATGGCTGTGCTTTGAGTTTGTCAGCCATGATTTGGGTGTTGCGCGCGGTCTGTTGCTGTGCGGAGAGTTGCGCCCGTTGGATGTCGAGCGCGTTGGTACGCGGACCTGAGATGTCGCCGCCGATTTTGGCAAGGCTGGATACGATTGCGCCCACGGGCTGTTGCGCCACCGCAGAAGTTTGCGGCAGCGTGACTGCCTGCGCACCGGCGGATGGGGTCGCAAATTGTTGGCGCATCGCAGCCGCAGTCTGTGCAGCGGTTGCAGTTGCGCGCGCAGTGATGTCAGCCATCGTCGCCCGAGCTGCATCAACGTCGGCTTGTCCTGCCTCCTGCGCGGCCTGTGCGCCGTCTAAAAACGCCTTTGGGACGCTGGCGATACTTTCACCTAGTGCGTTTGCCGCAGCCCGTACAGCGGCAGCGCCACGTTCGGCCAGTCCTGACACGGTTGACTCCGACACAAGCACCTTGAGCACCTTTGACCCGTCGCGCAGTTGAGCCAGGACAAAAGCGATGCCTTGCTGCAACACTCCCAGCAATACGTTGCCAGCGGATCGCATTCCGGATTGTAGTTGGTCGGTGATTCCGGGGATGTCGATGGCGTCTTTGAGCATTGCAAACCGCTCGGCAATCACAACGGATGCGTCTACCAAGACTGAACGAAACTCTGCCCCGGCAAGCGTCAAGCCTGCGCGGATGTAAGCGATCGCATCCCCTCCCATGATTGCTTCAGCAATCGCCGCAGCGCCCGCACCAAGCTGCGCCCCCACTCCGGCTAAATCCATTTTGACAAGAGACTCCACAAGTGCCGCCAAAGGTTCCAGAGCAGGAGAAAACTGACGGATGGCGTTTGCAAGGTTCTGGCCACCCGTTGCGCTGGCCTCCATGATTTTGAGCACTGTGGGTGCCACCCCGGCAGCAATGCCAGTGAAAAGCCCTTGCAGCTTTCCTTTCACAGCAACGGCTAGGCTGTTGAGCGACGATCCTTGCGCGCCCATCAGCTGCATGATCCGGGCAAACACGCCAGCGTTTGCTTGCATGATTTGCGCTTGAGCCCCGAGCGCCGAGGCTGCGCTGTTGAGATTCTTGGGGTCGAGTGCCGCAACCATTTTGGTTCCAGACGCGCCGAAAACAGCCATGGCAGCTTCTGCCTGTTCGGTTGGGTGCTGAATGTTGCGGATCGCCGCAGCAACGGCGTTCATTCGGTCGGCAACGCCCATGCTGGAAACCTGCGCCATGGTCAGCCCGGCGCGTTGCAGGATGTTGACGAGCGGGCCTGTGTTATTGGCAGCCTGCTGGATTGCCGCGTTGAATTTATCGGTGGCAGGTGCAACGTCCTCGGTCTTGCCGCCCACCTCGTCCATCGCGCGTTCGAGCGCCATGATTTGGTTCACCGCTAGCCCGGACTTGTAACTGACATCAACCAAACGCGCTCCCATCTGCACCGTTGACTGCACGCCTTTGTAAACCGCCGTCCCAAGCGCTGCAATGCCCGCAGCAAGCCCGATGGCAGCCACCTTTAGCTTTCCCATCCCGTTGCCTTCATCGACTTTGCCAGAGTCCGCGCGAAAGTTGTTGATGGCCTGCTTTGCCAAGTCCATGCCCGCGAGGAACCCCCGGACATCAAGTGCGAGTTGTGCGGTAGCGCTCATGTGTCAATGATCTGTTGCATGGCCTTTTCGGCGGCCTCTTTTGACCTGCGTTCCATTCGTTTCGCCACGAGCTGCGCAGCAAAGTTCAGTCGCCGCTGCATTCCTGTGATGTCATCCGTGAAGGTCACTTGATTTTCCGCGCGGATTTGCAGGCGAGAGTCATTGCGGTCAACGTTGACGGTGCCCCTGCCGTTTTTGCCGCTGATCCAACTCGGAGTTGGCACGCGAAACCGTTCGCAAGCTGCGTTCCAGCCGGACTGCAAATAACCAACGCGCGCGTGCAATGACCTGCGGATGACTTCCAGCCTGGTGGTGTCGATCTCCATGCGAGTCGTCCCACGGAACCGCCCGTTGCGCCGCTGTTTTTCGTACCAGCTTTGCGGGTCCTCGTCGGCAGCGCTAAGCACCTCTTTGACTGCTTTTTTACCGGCAGCCTGGACGCCGCGAGCAGCGAGCCGCCCAACACGTTTTGCCGTGCGAAGTCTGGCAATCTGCGCCACGCGCGAGGCTACTTTGCGACCAATCTTTGCCGGGATGCGCTTTGCAATGGTGCTGCCCAGCTTTCCACCGGCCACGGTTGAAATTGCACCTTTTGCGGCCACGATAAACGCGCGCCGCAGGTCCACGTCAATGGCAGCTTTGCCACGGGACAATTCCACGCTGCCGACGACGCGAGCGCCTTTTGCTGGCGGCGTCAGCCCTCGGACGGTCAGTAGGTACTCGGCAAAGGATTCTGCCATCAGAACAGGCAGCGCAACGCCTCCAGTGGCAACGCCTTCGCCGATGCGCGCCAGTGTCGCCGCACCCCATTCAGCCTGCGCCTCGTTGAGCGTCAACTTAATCATCGTCGACCTCGTCCTCCACGAACGCCAACAGGCGGTTGAGTTGTTCGACCGGCTTTGCCGTCTCGCGGACTGTCCACGCTCCAGCGCTCCAAAGCGCGGCGTGGTAGTATTGGAGAGAGCGGATCATTGGAAGGTCTAAAATGGTACTTTCGGTCCAGCCGGTTTCTTTTGCCAGGGTGAAAATGAAGGACGCCTCCCACCCCGGCCCAATTAGTTTCCCGGCGCGTCCTTATCTATCGAGTCGCCGCGAGGGATCACCTGCACGGTTGCATCTTTGATTTCAGCCGCCACTCGGTTGATTTCGGCCACCAGCTTGGGGAGCGCGGTCAGCGGCAGAGAATCCGCAAAGGCGTGGATCTCATCCCAAGCCGTGCCGCCGTCGATTGCCTTGCGGACAACGCCCACCGGCTGGGATCTTTCCCATGCCAGCGCGAGAATCTGCTCCTCGATTTGCTGTTGCGTCAGTTCGCCGCCTTCGGCCTCGGTAAATAGGGTGAGTCCGAGCGCCATGCAGTTGAGCCTGCTGCGGAGCGTAAAAGGTCGGAGCGAAAGCCCGTCAATTTCGACGGATGCTTGCAGGAAAGGTGTCATAATTGGTTGAGGAGTTTTTGCTTCTGGTCTTCCGGAAGGTCGGGATGAATCACGACGTGACGACGACCCTTGCGGATGAGTGCGCACGGCTTTTGCTGCTTCAGCCAATCCTTAAGTGACACAGCGTAATCCCGCTGCGCCTTCATGATTGTCACAAGGTGCCCGGGGTTGGCCTTGCGCCAGTCCTCCGAAAGCCACCGGCGACGAAACTCTTCAAAGGACAATTCCTCGTCGCCGCACTTTGCCAGCTTGTCGCCTTTGACGCTCCAGATCACCTGTCGTCGGATGCCGTCCTTTGTTTCCTCCACGGTGTCGTGGAAATTTTCCTCGTCCAAAAGCTCACCGCCCACAGCCAACCAGGCACCGATGAGATCGGTGTTGGGTGACTTGAGCGGCGGCATGTCGTCGCGGATGTAATCAATCCGCATCCCAACCTTGAATTGTGACATAATCGGATTGCCTATGATCAGGCTTCGGGATAGGCCACGCCGTCGTAGCTCCAGCCCTGCCAGTCTTCATTCGTCTGGCTCTCGGTGATTTTGGTGATGATAACTTTCCCGGAAACGCCAGTTGGCGCGCCAGTGCTGCCGCCCAAAGTGATCGCAGGCAAATCGCCTTTGCCCTTAACCGAAAAAGCAAAAGACGTGTCCACGTTGCGCGCCGTTGAATGAGTGCCGTCCGATTTGATCAGCTCCTTTGTCTCTGCGGACAAAGTCAGGTCCACAGATTCGATCAGGTCGCCGGTGATTTTGGTGATGCCGAAAGTGCTCATGTTTATTCAAAAAGTACGGCGGTGACTTCGCTAGTCGGGAAATCGTCGTTGGTTTCGGAAAACTTACTGGATGTCAGCGTGATAGCGTTGAAGTCGCTGCCAACCGGAACCGTGGAAAGCACGGCAGAACCTTTGCAAGTGACTGTAACGGTCGTTTTGCTGCGCGGCTTTGCTTGAGCTTCTTCCACGCGCCCGGCTGCGCCTTTAATGGTCGCGGTTTCAACCTCCTGCGTCTGTTCCGAGCTTTGTAAAAAGCCGGTCGGCGCGGTGACTCCGAATGTGCTAGTGACTCCGAATGTTGGCATGACTTTTAAGGTTGCGGGCCATAGCCCAAGGTGAATTGCAAATTGGTAATCCAGTGGCGTTCGGTGTTCTGATTTTCGGAAGTCACTGCCACTACTCCGTAAATCTGCACCTCAGAGCCTGTCCCAGTGACGCCCTTAATGGCATCGGTGATTTGTTGCACCAGCTCAATGTGCTGAGCCACGGTCGAGTCATCCGTCTGGCTCATCACGGCTGCCGTAAGCGCTCCACGTTGCAGCGGTCCTCCCACTAGAGCATCCCCCCGGAGATCAAGCAAAACGCACGGCATGGTGATGCTGTCGCCGTCGTGCGGCAGTCCGATGTACACGCCATCGAAATCAGGCGCAATCTCATCGCGGATTACTTCGCATGTAAGGAGATCCATCATCGGGTAACGTCCTCCAAGTACAAAGTCCACGAAACCGGGTCCTCTGCCACGTCGCCAATTCGGCGCTCTGTGCCGTTCACCGAGATTTTGCTGCCTTTCACTGGTACCGGAAATCCAGCTTTTGCGAGCCGGACAGAGCCGATGAAGTGCGATTCAAAACCGCCGATTGCCAGCGTCTGGCTTTCACGCTCGGATGCAACACAGTCCACAGTGACGCCCTGGTACGTCGCGCTGTCGGCTTGCATGTACCCGAGAGCGTCGCCGAGTGCGGTTGCGGTTATGTCGCGCCAGTCAGACATTTACAGAAGCGGTTCTTTGACGCGCCGGATTGGCGCTTTGACTGCCACGGCTTCGACCACCGGCGTGCCCCGGATCGTGCGGAAGTTGTCGGGAGTCGGGTTGCACACGAGCACCAGCTTGCCGGGGTTCGCGTGCGTTTTGAAAAACTGGCGAGCGTCAGCTGGTTCCGGTGAGGAAAAGATCACCTGCGGGCCTGCGCCGGTATCTTCAATTACGAGGGAGATTTTCATCGTGATAATCGGATGAAGCAAAGGCTCCGCCCCGTAAAGAGCGGAGCCTCTGCTTAGTAGGGGGTAGTCAGTTAGGGAGTGACGATACGGACGCCCATTCCGGTGCCCTTTGCGACGCCCCAGATGCAGCTGACATTGATGCAGCTCTGGCCCAGTTCGCGGTTGTAGTAGGCCCGGAAAGTCAGCGGCAGCCCGAGGTCGGGCACCACGACTTCGGCGATTTCAATCGAATCCTGCAACGCGGCCTCGGGGTTCACCCGGCGGGCTGCCATGATGAGCGCGCTGGAGTGCAGAGCAAACCCGGCGAGTGCTTCGCTGTTCGCGTCGCAAAGGTCGGACTCATAGATGTCAAAGCCGGACACGCGCGGCACCGTTCCTTCAGCCTTGAAGGGAGTGATGCCGGGGATTTCCGCGCTGATGAACGTCTTGGAAATCGCGCCGTAGTAGGCGGGATTGATGATGACCGAGCGGCCCATCTTTGGAGCCTTGAGCGTCTGCGTCAGCGTTACGCCGAGGTCAATCACGTCCTGCCGGTCAAAGTTCGCAGCGCTGGAGGAAAGAGGGGTCTGCGCGAAGTTTGCGGCAGTCACCAGGTTCCAAAGCTGCCCGAACATGTCAGCGCCCAACGCCTGCAACATGGGGGTCAGGAACAGGTTGCGGAAGTTCACCGAAGACTGGAGGACTTCGATGTCGGTGAAGCCCAACGTCACGCCGCGATGCTGGTCGAGCGAGATCGTGCGAGCGGTCGTGTCACCGGCGACGGGAGCGTAGCCAGCGGAGGTGATGTCCACAACGGACGGAACCGTTGCAAAGCGGGTTGTCACCGAGCTGCCAGCGGATGCGACGTCGGTGCTGAAGTCGGTCGTAATGCCCCGGAGAGGAGCAAACGCGTTGGTCAGGAACGGCAGCGACTGCTGCGCGATTTGTGCGAGGAAAACGCCATTGAGGGCCATAGTGATTTAATGTGTGAGGGTTAGAGCTGCATTGCTTTCCGGTTCGCGGCGTAAAACTCATTACGCTCGACGAAGCCCAGAGTCATGTAGTGCGCCCAGAGTTCGTTGCGGGTCTTCGGCGCGGAAAGTTCTTCGGGAACGATGGCCACGGGAGCCACGCCCAGATTTGCCACGATTGCGTTAGCTTTTGCGGCTGCGTCAGCCTCGGCGGCTTTCATCGCGTCGAGCGCGGCAGCCAGGTCGCGGTTGTTGGCGTTGGCAACTTCAAGCGCTGCGGAGAGTTCCGCGCTGCGGGCCTTGAGTGCTTCAAAATTGGCGACAACTGCCGAGTGCTCGGCGGTCAGCGCGTTAAGCGCGGCGAGGTCTGCCTGCGCGGCAGAGAGCGCGGCCAGCGCGTCGGTGAGGGTTGCAGGAGACTCCATACAACCAAGGAAGTCGGGACAAGGAAAAGCCCGCTCCGGCCATGAAACCAGAGCGGGCCAATGAACCCAATGAACAAACTGAACGGCTACAGCATACCAAGAATCGCCTCGTACGCAAGCTCCTGATTTCCGATGCCGTCAATAAGGTTTGCTGCCTTGGCTCGCGGTGCCAAGTAAGCTGCGCCGGTCATGTATTCGTCATCGACGCGGCGGTTGCGAAGGACGTTGTCGCGAAACTGCGAGAAGCTGTCGTCCACTAGCTGCTGCAGGCTGGCGCGCTGCGCTGGCGTCAAGGACGGCCCCATGCCTGCACCTTTAAGCGGGCCCGAGGTAATCGGGTCCCATTTAAGCCCCTCTTCCTCAAACATGCCGGACTGGTCCGTCCACGGGATGATTGTGCCTATGCTGCCCCAGGTTGAACCGATCGAGCCGTAAACTTTGTCGCAGGACACGGCGATGTTGTACGCGGCAGAGCAAGCCGTGTCGTCGGAATAGGCCACAATCGGGACCTTCAAAAACTGGATGAGGTCGGTGATTTCCGAACAGCCCGAGCAACTGCCCCCCGGGGAGTTGATTTCCAACAGCACGCCGCGCACGTTGGCTTCCATCGCGGCTTCGAGATCCTCAGCGACCCACTCGTAATCCCAGACGCCGCAGCATGCCTCGATAGCGCTGATCCCCTTTGCCAGCGTGCCCTCGATGCAAATGTGCGCAATGCCCTGACCGTCGATCTCCATCGGCTCGCGCTGGGACTTCATCATCCCCTCGTACTCGTCCCCGTTTGCGCGCACCAGCCGCGCCTCAACAAGCTTGCGGACCGCTGCGTAGCCGCCCGGCGTGATGAGCCACGGGCGGTAGAAAACTTGCTCGATGACACGTTGAAATTTCATAACTCTTGCACCGAGGTTGTCGGGTTGCCGTTGGGGGTCAAAAGTCCGAACACTTCGCGGGTCAGCCCCGAGCGTTCGACGCGTTTTTTGATTTCGATTTCCTCGCGTTCGACTTCGTCCAGGTGTTCTTCAAGCGTCTTGGAACCGCTGGCGAGAATGTCGGTCATGCTGCGCATCCCGGCGCGGTAGGCTTCGATGGCATCGCGGCTTGCGTAGCCGCTGTCGGCAGTCAGGCGCGCAGGTTCGGTGAACCTGAATTGATACGCACCGCCACGGTCCCGATCGGTTCCCCGATACTCCGGCAGGATGCCGAGTTCCACAAATCGGGCCACCGCATAGGCGCACCGGCGCTTGCAGAACGCCGCGAGATAAGCGTGCCGCTCAGAGGTAATGCGGTTGACCTGTTCCAACACGATGCGGGCGGATGCGCCGCCCAGTTTGCTCATGTCCCATCCAAACTCCGGCGGCCATTGTGCCGCCAGCAAAGCGTTGCGGATCAGACGCTCCTGTAGGCGGTCCTGCGCTTCGGTTGGAATCTTGGCGTCGATCTGGTCGATAGACTCGCCCGCGTTAGCAGTCAGATACTCAATACGGCCACCGGCCATAGGCGTCATGCGCAAGCCCGGCCCGCACTGCGGGATGTTGGTTTCGGTCAGCGCGTTGTAAGCGTCGCTGGCGTCTGCCATGCCTTGCTGATTGGTGACAAGGAGCCCGATTTTGGCAGCCATCCGGGAAGCGCTTTGGATGTCGTCCCCGAGGTCCTTGAGGGAAATCAAATCGCGAATCGCCGGAGCAAAAGCGGAGATCCCACGCACCTGGTCGACCTCGCGGGGGTCCATCGTGAGCATACACGCCTGGACTGGGATGTTCCGGTCCTCTGCGCCGCTCTGGTCCTCGCCCAGCACACGGTAGGCGATGGCGCGGTTGGTCTTGGACAGTATCACGCCGTTGTAAATCCTAAGCCCACGATACCGGCCCTCGGTCAAAACTCCATCGTCCCCCCGGGAGCCGATTTGATGCCACGGCACCTGCTGCAATTGAGGGTAACCGTTTTGCGACGTGGTCAGGATCGTCAGAAGGTCCCCTTCCCTGTCGATGGCTGTTGATTCCAGCCGCAGCCCTTCCCACCAAGATTTGCCATCGAGGTAGGCGATTTGGAACCAGTCGAGCAGCACGGCCTCGGCTTGTTTGCCCCACTCCTTGTCAGCGCCCACGAAGATAGGCCGCATCGCCATCCCCACGCTGAGCATGGATTTCTGGTCGATGGCGGCGTTGACCATCCCGTTGTTCCAGTAAAGTTTGCGAGCCGCCGAATTGACCGTGCGCCATTCCCCGACGGTCAATTCCTTGCTGATGCTCTGGGTGTGATTTCTCCACCACGGCTCTGCCCATACGCCGCCCTCCACAAGGCGTTGCCTGCGGTAGGCTCCACCGATATTTGCGCCCACCTTCGGCGCGCCAAACCCCGCCATTTTCTTGATGCGGTCCAGAAAGGTCATATGAAATAGGCCTGGGTGCGGCGGACTGGCGCGTTGATCCCGGCGGCTTTGTAGTTTAGCGCCATCTGCGCCAGCATCATGACGTCGAGCGGGCTGAGCGTCCCGCCCACGTTGAACTGAAAGGATGCGCCGTCGATGCTGCTGGAAACCAGCGAGCTTTTGCCAGCGCTGACTAGGTCAAATTTTTGAGCCACGATGGCCCGCAACTCAGCCACATCGCGCGTGAGAAACACTTGGAGCAGGAGCTTTTGGTCGGGAGCCATCTATCCAAGCCTATCGGGACAAGCAAAACCCCCGGACATCCCACTCGGGAGCCGGGGGCAAGTTGCCCGGAGTCCACCCCCGCAAAAGGGTGGTTTTTGGTTGAGCCCGTAGACTAGCTCTCCGGTGCAGGCTCGTCAACCTCTGGAGCGGTGGAAATCATGTCCGGTAGGATGCCGAGAATCTGCGCGGCGAGCACGTTCATGGCCTCGGCGTCCCACATGTGGTTAGGCCTGCCTGTAGCGGTCCACCGCAGCCTAGTTTTCTTGGTCCGCTTGTCCACCGTCGCTCGTTTGCGCTCGGAATTGAGGTGCCGGACGTACTCGGGCGGTGCGTCCTGCGGGAATTCCCAAACAGGCGAGCCCGTGTTGCGGAGGTTGGCGAGGATGTCTTTGATAGGGTCCGACGCCCAGTAGAAAAAGGTCACAAAAACGCGCTTTCCAGCGGCGTCCCGGGTGGTCGGTGCCACCACGCGGTCCGGTGCGGAGTAGTAGCGACGGATCGGTTTTCCGTCCTGCCCCCGGACCGTAAAATGATCCTCTGCGCGGCCAACTAGGGCGGTCCACCCGTATTTCGCGCAGGTATCGTACACCCGCCCGTGAAATGAATTTCCCGCGTCCAGCAGCGTGCGCTTGTCTGGAATTTTCAACCGCGTCTGGATCTCCCGGATCTGGTCGACGGTCAGAATCTTTCCAGCCCACAAAAGGCGGCTGTGCCCGTTTTTAAGCCACACCCGGCAGATGCCCCAGTAATGGTCCTGCTGGCAGTCCACGGTAAACACCCGGGCGGCCTCGTCAGGCATCGGTCGTCCGTCTTGCCACTCGTTGACCCAGTACTCGGACGCCTCCAGTTCTAGCGCTGGCAATTCTTCCTCCAGCTTCCAAGGCTCCGCGAGCCGCTGCATGCGGAAGTCTTTGGTCGGCTGGAGAACCCCGAGGTGTCGAGCGTCGGAAGCCTGGCACCACTGAATGACAAGGTCAGCCCACCGGATCCAGTAAACGGACTGGGCAGACACGCGGCGTGAGCGGTAGCCCTCGACGTGGTCGTTGCCCTCGCTGCGCCATTCGCTGCGCTGCGTCAGTGCCCGGCGGGCTGCCGTCGTGTCTGGCGTGACGTGCCCACAGTGTGGACACTCATGCCGCACCGTTTTGACAAGCGCGCCCCAGTTCCACTCTCCGTTCTCGTTTTTGCATTCATCGTATTTGATGTCGACCCAAGCCGGTTTAACCCACTCTTCGCACCCCGGGCAGCGATGGCACCACTGAAACTCTTCGCCGGACCTCCACTCCTCGGTCAGCTGGTGCGGTTCCTCAAAGCTCTGGCTTGTCAGAAGCGCGTAGCCGTTCCACCGGTCGTGGAGCCGTTTTTTGAATTGGGTCACCAAGTCGCTGTACTGCCAGCACTCGTCGAGGAACAAAACCTGCACGGATTTTTCTTGCGCGTTCGAGGTGTTTGCGCCGCCCAACATGAGTGGCATATGGGCAAAGTAGATCCCGTCTTTTTTAGTGTGGTGCCGGTTCGTCGGCATGAGCCCCCGGAGCGGTTCGCAGGCGTTGAGTACCGGCATCAACCTGGTTGCCATCCACTCGGCAGAGGTTGCATCGGTCTGTGTTATGGAGAGCATCGGCCCAGGTTGCTGCGCCACTGCCCAGCATACCAGCGCCTCCAGTGCCGTGCTCTTGCCTGCTCCAGTGCAGGCTTGCACGAAAGTCTGTCGGCATGTCGGGTCGGCAAAGTCATGGAAAACCGCGTTCCACCAAGGAGCGGTATGCCGGTCAAAATGCGTCGAGCGGGAGCTGTGCGGAAAACGCACGTTAGCCTCAAGCCAGTCTAACGGGTCACCTGTATAGGCCAGCCTGACCGATCTTGCCGCCGCGTTAACTCGATGCGGGATGATGCTCGAAGCTGGCGCGTGCATTGAGTTTGAGCAATTCCAACCGGCTGCGGAGCTTTGGTTGAATTTCCGTTTCGGTCAGTCCTGCCAACTGCCCCGGCAGGTCATTCACCAGTGCGTCGAGTTCCGCGCACCAAGTTGCAACCACGCGAATCGTTTCCTCAACCACCTGCTCCACGGGCACAAGTCGCTTTTCGTCCTCCGCAATTTTGATGTCCAGTCGCCGCACCTCGCGTTCGAGCTTCTGCTTTTTGACGCCGTTGATGTCGCTAGGCGTTGCCTGCTGCTCTTTGGAGTCGCGCCACTTCTGGATGCCCTCAATCGTTGTCCACGGCAGTCCAGCCTTTGCCATTGCCCGCTTCCAACGCAAGACGCCTGGACGACTTAGCCCAAAGTGCGCGGCAACCTGCTCCAGCGTCAAATCTGGCAGCGTGCCCGCCTCGTATGCGGCCACCATTGCCTGCTCTGCGCGGCTGATTGTCTTGCCCGCCTTGAGCTTGGCTAGGATGTTTTTAACCTGAGCCTTTGAGACTTGCTCTGTAAGGCTCATAGTGCAGCAAAGAATTCCCTGTTTAGCTCGGATTTGAAATCTCTGCCGCGAAACATCTCAATCTGCTTTTCGCGCAAGGATTCTGATTGCTTCAACTTTTCGGCATATTCAGCGGGCGAGGAAACAGAAAAAATGTCATCCCAGTAGCCAGCGCGAGACAAAGTATTCTTTGCTTGGATGTCATACAGCAGAAGAACCTTGCTTCCAATGACTTCGTAAAAACGATTCGCAGGCGTGTATTGGATTTTCGAAGAAACCTTGTCTTCTATGTATATAGAGCTTTGGAAAAAATGAATGAACTTTTTTATGTCACCATTCGCCTTATAGATTTTTGCGTTCCTGTTTATCGCCGCAAAATTGCCTGAGTTTTTTTGCGATGTGGATATGTGAACGGGAACCTCGCTTTGCGAAAACCATTTTTTGAAATTATCAATTCTGTTTTGCCTGAACGCCCCGTAGTAGAACATCCCAGCGTTACGGTAGGCTCTTTTTGCGCCGTCAAAAAATAGCAGCTTATTGAAGTCGACTAACTTGTGATTGCTGATTCCATCAAAGTTATCGTATTGCGCAATTCTTCTGAGGTTTGATTTTCCCTTCAGGTTCGTCGGCAGCTTGCACATGTAATCGTTGCCGATCCAAATAACTTCTCTGGCATTGGCGCAAAGCAGCTCTATTTCTTTTCTGAAATCACAGAATCCAAACATTCCGTTGACAACAAAAACCGTGTCTTGTTTTGATTGCAAAGCTTTTATTGCAAGCTGCTTATCGTCAACCAGCGAGATGTGAAGCAGGCCAGAAATCCAAGTTGCAATTTTATTTGAGGCAGTGATTGAAGTTGCCGTGCATTTCGTTGGGTTAATTACACAGTTCATTTTTTGATTTTCCTTGAGATTTCTATTTTTGTCCTCATTGCTCGCAGCTTTTCAATTTCTTCTTCGTTTGACTCGCACGACCACATTTGTTTAAGCGAGTAGTAAACAACTGTATACCGAACTGCTTCCGGTCTTTTTTTGATGATAGGAGTTACCCCGTGTAAAATTGACTGTCCGTCAAACATGGTCAGCGATTTGTCAGCGCACTCAAATGCTATCCCAAGTTCGGGACAAGCCAATCGGCCTCCGTCAATGTCACGCTTGAAAGCAAACATGGCTGACCACACGCCCAGGTAGTTTCCTGTGTCAAAATGATACTTGAGTGGATTGTTGTGGTTTACGATGCCGCTCGTAAACATGGATCCAGCCATCCTGTATCCCGGTTTTACTTTCTCTTCTGTTATTCGTGCGTGTCGCTGCGCCAGTTCACTGTTGGTTGCGTGATACTGCTCTGCCGCAACGCTTGCAAATTGCTTTAGAATATCGCTTTCTTTAGGTTGATGAGCAGCAATTGAAGCGGCTCGACATGATAATTGTCTAATAGCGTTTCGCGGAGCGTAACCAAAGATTTTTGACGAAGTGACCATGCCGCTTGTCCGCGTGTTTGTGTCATATTTAATTCTTGTTAATGCATCAAAAAGAGAATCCGTGGATTTTGGCAAATTCGCAATATAAACCACAATCGGCTTCCCATTTAACAGCACCGTAGTGTTTTGATTTACTACGATTTGGCAATCTGATTCTTTTGCGTGGTGATTTTGAAGCTCCTTGCAATCAAGCTTCTTCAGTTGCGCGTTCAGAAATTGCATATCCGTTTGTTTCAAGAAGGTGATTCACTACTTCGACATTGTTGCTAAGGCCGTTTTTTTCAGCGTAATTACCAAATGCTTCAATCACGGAATTGTACTGTTGCAGGGAATAAATTAAAACAATTTGCCGAACAATTGAATCGTCGTATTTGTCTACAAAGTCAGACATTACGCTTGGTTTTTTTGTGTTTTCTACAGTTTCTGGCTCTTTAGAATTCAAAAACTCTTCAATTTTTTGCGCATCAAACCCAGCTAAATCCAAATCAAAGTCAGCTTCTCGCAAGTCCGCCAACTCAAGCCCGAGCATCTCGTCATCCCACCCGCCACCAAGTTCGGCCAGCCGGTTGTCCGCAAGGATATACGCCCTGCGCTGCGTCTCTGTCAGGTGGTTCAGCCGCAAGCACGGGACGGCCTCTAGCCCTAGCTTACGAGCAGCCAACACGCGGCCATGCCCGGCAATGATGCCGTTTTCGGAGTCCACCAGAACAGGCGCGTTAAACCCAAACTCGCGGATGCTGGCAGCAATCTGCGCCACCTGCTCGTCAGAGTGTTTGCGCGCGTTGCAAGCGTAGGGGATAAGCGCCTCGATTGGTACGGACTCTAGCTTTTTAACTGCCATGCTAGGCAATATATGCCGAGTCAGCCTGTTAACAAGGCACTTTTTGCCGATTGCACAAAAAAGGAGCACGCGTCATCAACCTCACCCCGACGAAAAGCCTCTGTAGAAGACTCCTTACCGGGGGTCCTACCCAAGCATGGCTTTGCTAGCCTGCTTTGCAGCGTACTCCACAGCCTGGTGCGACACTCCCAGTGCCGCTGCTGCCTGACTCATGTCCTCGTAGCCCGTCAGGTGCCCAAGGCCAGTGCCAAACGCCATCCCCACAATCCTGAGTCGCATGTTGCTGCGTGCTGTTGCCTCAAGCAACCAGCTAAGGATGCGCACGATTGCCACGCCTCCCGATGTCTGCCCGTGCGCCCGGCATCCTTTGACGTACCAACGCCAGACGTCCTCGGCCTGGTCGTGCGTTAGGCCAAGGTCGAGGAGGTCTTCGATGCCTGCGGAATAGTCTGGCTCGGCCATGAAAGGATTGCCGGTCTCTCCCGGCTGTCACACCACTTGCATGGCCGCAGGTGTCGCTGTCTATGGCCGTCTCTCCGGTTGTCACACCATTTACCGCCCAACCGAAATCAGGCCACGCAGGTGTCGCGGAAGTAATGGCCCGCCGGTTTGAGGCTCACGCCTTGGCAAGCTCTGTCCTCTTCAGTGATGCACATTAGGCTGCACCTCGTCAAGGTCCTCCTGTGTCCAGCCCTCCCTGCGCATCTGCGTTTCTAACGCAGCAATGCGTCTGTGCGCGAGTCTGAGTTGTTTGGTCGTCTCTTCGAGCGCAGCCATCGCGGTTTCAATGGCGAGGGTCAACTCAAGCCGTTCGACGGGTTTGGTGCTCATTCCCCCTCCTCCCATTTACCCAGCGTCCTCAAAAAAGCCTCTGCACGTTGCCGGGCTGTTGCGTGGATGGCTTTGTCAGCGTCATCGCGCCGCAAATATTTGCAATAGTTCCACCACTTCTCAGAGAAACGGTCCCAGTTTTTAGGAGCAAGCACCATTTCGGCTTCATGCATGGCGTTCAGGTCGTGCGTGTAGTTTCCGTGTCCAGCGCAATCGGTAGCCTCCGCAATAGCCGCGTTGATTTGTTCGTCAGTCATACAATGTTGCTCCGCTTGATCTCTTCAGCATTTGCCAGCTTTGCCTCAAGCTCATCGAGTGCGATGCCGAATCGGTCAGCAATCTGCATCCGTGCGTCACACTCGCCATCAGCGCTAACCATCCACCAACGGAACGGCTGGTAATCTGCGCTGACCAAATAAGGCCGCTTTCTAGGCCAGTCCGCTGTGGTCATATTGGTTTGCATAGTTAGGGTATCAGAACTAGGCTTTCTGTGCGCCTGTAAGGAGTTTGCGGATGTCTCGCCTGAGGTCAGACAGGATGATTGCGTAATTGTCCCAGACTTCGAGCGCCATCATGTGCCCGATCGGGTCTTGGCTTTGCACCCCGGCGACGTGGTACGGCACGGCACCAAGTGCGCTGTCGGCGCGCTGCAGCAGGTTGCGGAGCGTGCGGATGGTTTGTTTCTGGTCCTCCAGTCGGGACTGCAGTCCAGGCACAACGGTCTCGCATTCGAGACAAGGCTTGGTTGCCATCATTGCGTTCTCGTCGCGGAGACGTTCAATTTCGTTCACAAGGTCAGGGATCATGGTTGGGTATCGGTTAGGTTGTGTTGTCGGTTTAGGAAAAATCTTCAGAATTTTCGGCTGCCTGTTGTTCGGCGATGATCCGGTCGGTCTTTTCAGCTTCGGCCCACATGTGCCGGATGTACTGCTGATCCCGTTCCGGCAAGTGGGAGATGTCTGGGTGTTCTTTTGAGCCGCTGCCGCGCCTCAAGCGCGAGCGAGCGGGCTCAGTTTCTTCTTTCTCTAATTTACACGCGGGGGCTTGAGGCCCCGCTGTAAATTTGTTCTCTGTTCTCTTCTTGCGACCCTGTGAGGGTTTCACGTCGTGACCCTGTGAGGGTTTCACGTCGTGACCCTGTGAGGGTGTGCCATGACCCTGTAAGGGGTGGCTAATTGAGAGCAAACAAAAGGCGTTTCGGGTCGCTCTTCGGCTGCTATTTGCCCCGGAAAAAATGCGCACCAGCCCGGCTTTTGCGAGCACCGGCAAGCACCTCGCAACGGTGTTTTTTGATGCTCCTATGTGCTCGGCCAGCTGCTCGTATGAAGCTGCAAAGCGGCGTTTTTGATCGGCTGCAGCAGCGCTTTGAAAGTGAGTCAACGCGTGATAAACGGCGTAGTGGTTCGGCCCGTATCGGCCTGCAATTTTTGCAGCCTCGCGGGTCTGCCAGGCAAAAGGGCCCTCGTCTTTTGGGTTCTCAGAGCGTGGTTTCATTTTCGTTTTTTGGGTTCCTCTGGCTGTTCTGGCTGCGAACATTGCTGCCAAATCATCCCATGCTTTTCGGGATTCGGACTGTGCCGAATGTAGATCCTCGCGCTTGGTTGCCCCTCCCAAGTACTCATGCCAGCCCGCAGCCTGCGCTTTGTTGCCGTCAGCGAACACGTCGGCGGTTGTCCTAGCTCAGTCTCGACTCTTTGTAGAGTCACTACCTCACGCGCCCAGTTGGTCAGTGCGCTCGATCCGAACCCGGCATAAGCCAAGTCAGAGTCCGTGCGAGCAGTGCCTTCCCGGGGTTTTGGCAAGTGATGAATCAGCACCAAAAGCACTCCGGTTTTGCTGCTAATTCGGTTGAGCCCGTTGCAAAACTCGGTCACCACTTTCTGGTCTGAGATGTCGTCCCCGAGGTAGCACATTAAAGGATCAATCCACGCAACGTCAGGTTTGTGCTTAACAATAAGCGCTTCGAGAACTCTTAAAAACTCAGGCCCGCTGTGTACGTTGTCCCGATAAAAAACCAACCGCTCGTTTAATGCTTGTTTTTCAGACTCGCCGCATTCGTTTTTCCCGTATTTGCAAATCACAGATTGCAAGATTTCCGCTTGATCGCCGATATCGTTTTCAGCTTGTAGAATTAGGCTTTTGAGCGGTCGAACTGGTGTAATTGCAAACGTCAAAGCGCCTGCAAAATGTCCCTTGCCGTGCAACGCCCAGCCGATTGCAAGCTGCATCGTGAGCGAGCTTTTCCCGATTCCGCTCTGAGCGTTAATCAACAGCGAGCCGCCTTTGCACAACCAACGGTTGCCGATCAGATTGTTTTTATCGCACTGCGTATCATAGGTCAGCAGGTCATTGAACGCCGTCTGTATTATAGAACCCAGCCCTTGCTCGGCACTGGCAACCGTCACAGCGTCGCCCAGCCCAGCCACGACGTCGCCGGTAGGCAGCCCGTCGCTAAGCGCTTTTGCGGCCTCGGTCAGTTGTTGCAGCAACCTGCGCCGCCTCGATGCGTCCAGCACCAGTCCGCACCAGCTCGGCAGCGGCTCAAGGCTTGGCATCCCGGTGGACAGGTCCGAGATGATTGCAAACGGTACGCCCTGGTGCGCTAGCTTCGTCGCCAGCCCGATGGGGTTGAGGCTTTCCCCAGCGTCAGCGGTCGCTTGGATGCCCGCAAAGATTTTGGCAAATGTCGGGTTGTAAAAGTCCGCAGCGGTCAGCCCCGAGGCTGTCACCGATGGGAGTGCGGTGTGTGGGGCAAATAGGAGACAGCCCAGCACCGCCCGCTCGGCCTGCTCGGCCTGCGGGATGTTTTGCACACTCATGCGCTAGAGTGCTGCCTCGTGTCGTCTTTGTGCGCGAACCAGGTCGGACACAATCTCCGGTTTCGCGGTAGCGCTAAAAAGTCGGATCGCCTTTGCCAACTTGTACGTGTCAGTCGCCAGCGGATGCAGTCCAGGCTGCCCAGAGGTCACCAGTGCCGTGTGAGTCTTCATCAGTTCGTCCGCAATCCGTTCCGCTTCCGTCAGTTCAGTTTTGTTCATTGAGTTCCCGCGTTGGTTGGATGCGCGGCCCCCAATTGCGGATTATTTTTTTCGGTTGAGTGCAGCAACCAACAAATCGGCTATGTGGACGGCATCGCCAACCATCTCCTCATTGCTCCAATGGTTTGACCTCGGATCGGAAACCATTGCTGCAAGCAAATGCAATGCAGCCTGGTTGCGCAGTGCTTCCATTTTGTTTTTTTGCTTTTGAGAAACAGAAGGCTGCTTGGGTGTGTCTTTGACGCGCATGGTTAGAACGGGATTTCGTCAGGCATCAGGTCGTCATCGGCAACGCTAGGAGGCAACCAGCGTTTGATCTCAAGGTACGCCTTGCCGGTCTTGTCGCTGATCCGGTCACCGGGCCCGAGTTCGACCTTTGCAATTTTTCCAACGCAGTCATCAGTTTCGATCACCAGCGTCTTTCCTTCGACCACCCGCTTTCCGATGGCCGTTGCAAACTCCGCCACGTTGCGGGAGTTTTTAGCAGTGAACACAACCCAGCTTTTGAAGGTGAGCGGTCCCACTTTCACTTCGAGTTGCAGCATCTCGTTCCCGGCTTTTGAGACTGCCTCGATGGCATGCTCGATTTTGGCGAGGTGGATCCCGGCTTCAATGCTGGCTTGCTGTTGGTTAGGTTCAATTTTTAGTGATGGCATAGTGTGTTTGATTAGATACCGAAGGCGCTGAAAAACCGCTCAGGGAAGGCTACTGCCTGAGTTGTGATGTCCCCCGGGATGTCGAGGAACGTCTGTCCATCTTTGATCCATCCCCGTTTCACTGCCCCTTGCGTGACTTTTTCACGCTGCGCTGCTGATTTGTCGGCCAGCAGTCGCTGCATCGGGTGGATTCGTTCAAGCATTGGCGGGACCGGCGACTCTACAGGCTCGGCTTCAATCTGTACAGGTTCCGGCTCGGTTTGCACCTGCACCGGCGCGAACTCTTGCACCTCCTCGGGTGCGTAAAGCCCAGACAGAACCCCGGGAAAAATCCCCCGGACTGCCTCGGAAATGCAGCGGGCCTTGAGCATTTGCCTCGGAAATTTCTTCCATGTCGGGTTGCCAGTCAGCCCGGCGCGCTCGGCGTCCTTAATCGTCCAGCTAACCTTCAGCGAGCCTCCCTGTGGATGCGTAAACGTCCCAGAAACGGATTCGTGCGTGTACTCGTGCCACTCCACGCGGCCTCCAGCCTGCTGGAACCGTGCCAGCATTGCCTCAGACTTGAGAGACGGCTTGCCGCCGATAATGTGGTAATCCCGGGCAGCTTCGGCGGGATGCCGTCCTTCGGCTTGGCAGAGCAGCCCTAAAGCCAACGCCTGTTCGGCTGTCTGGATCCCGAACAGCTTGGATTTAGCAATGGCCTCGGCCATCAGTTTGGTTTGGTCGAATGGTATCAGGTTCATTTGTTTTTCAGTTTGATTCCCGCCTCCAAAATAAGCAGTGCGTCGGCGGTCTTGAGCGTCACTGTGAGTTGCGGATATAGAGCTTGTGCGCGCCCTTTAAGGTGCGCTTTCCATCGCGGCCCGTGGGTTTTTTTGTCACCGAGTCCGAGCGCCTGCTGCCATTTTTTGGGCGGCAGGTATTCGATTCTCGCACCGTAAGCGGCAAGAATGCCCTCGATACGCCCGTAATTGCGAAACATGGTAGCCATGCTTGAGCCGCTCATCTTTCCGGCAAACTTGGGGAGTTCCTCCAAAAACACGATGGACGTCGGGAAAAACGGCCCAGCGGTATTTGTCACAAGAATCTGAAACTGCGTGTCTAGGTCGTGAAGCGTTGCAGGCATTGGCAGTGCATGCACACTCCCGTCTGTGTCAATGTAGGCGATGCCGCCTCCCACGCCTGGGTCGATTGCAATGTAGTTTTGAGTGCTCATTTTGCCTGTACCAAGGGAGCCTGCCCAACTTTGCGCTGCACCAGCTCATCCGGCAGCACTGCACCCGCAGCACTCCAGAGAGCCTCGGCCTTTTTGGCGCTCATCGAGCCTTGCGCTAGGATCGCGTCACTGGCACCAATTGCACCGTTTCGCACCGCCTGCGCGACATGCTCGGCCTCGATGTACTCGGATGCTCGCGGCTTTTGCAGCCTCCAACCTGGCACCTTCTGCCCCGCTTCGAGCAGTTCGCGGGCCTTTGCTTTTGCCGCGTCGCGGAAGTCGTCCAGCGTCTGGCAAGCTGCCAGAAACTGCCCGAGTCGGTCAGGGTCGTTTAGAAGTGCCAGAAAGGTCTCGTCCTGCACCGTTGGCGCAAGCCCGGCGACTGTAACCAGCGCGCTGTCTTTACTGGCAACTCTCGCAGGACAGGTCAGCGATTTGCTGCACCAGCCGCAGTAATCGTTTTCGACCGGCGCGCTGCCCACGTTGGCGAGCACGCTTTGCACGAGGTCGTGCGCCTCTTGGTAGGTCCACCGCTTGGACACAACCTGCTTCTGGTCGCAAAACAGCAGGTGCGTGGTCCAGTACCCCACAAAGTGGGTTTGCATCAGTCCCAGCGCGTAGGCTGCCATCTGGGCGTTGTAGTCGTAAATCTGCCCGGACTTAAGGTCGATCGACCACTGCCCGCGCACTGCTACGCCGTCAGCGGTGCCCTCGTGCTCCAGCCCGATCGTGCGGACCTTGCAGTCGGCCTCGTCGGTCGTCAGCCGGTCAGCGCCGCCGTTAAGCAGGATGCACCGGTTGATGGCCCATTGCACTGCGGCTGTGTCCTCGTCGTTGAGTTCGCGCGGCAGCTCGCCGGTCGTCCAGGCGTCCCGAAAAACACGGTCCAGCATAGTGCCGCGTGCGGCGGCCTCGGACGTGCCAGATGCGCCTTGGTACTGGCCGCACAGGGCCAGTTTTGGGAGAGATGAGTGTCTGATTTTCATTAGAAAAGGCTCGGTTGAGCTTCGATATTGCAAAGGTTCGTCACTGCATGTTCTGCGTAGGATTTCTTGAGTTCCGATCCTACAAATCGGCGTCCAAGAGTTAGCGCGCCGTAGCCTTCTGAGCCGATCCCGGTAAATGGCGAGTAAACCAACTCGCCGGGGTTGCTCCAGAGCGTGATGGCTCGCTCGATCACGTCGAGCTGCAGCGGACAAATGTGCTTTTCGTCTGCCTGATCTCGCGCCACCTCTCCGTTCAAAACGCGCCCTTGATCGACTGTCATCCAGACAGGAGATGCCACTTCCTGCCACCAAGAGACTGGAAACTCTGATCCGTCTTTTGTCACTGGGACAACTGTCTGCCCTGGTGCTCGGAAAACTAGCAGGTAATCAGCGCAGCCGACTCGCGAACTAGAGGAATCGGTTTTGAGCGTCTTGTGCAGGAGCCCGTGCGCCTTTGTGCGCTGCATCTCTGTCACCGGACTCTTCCAAATGCAGATGCGAGAGTGAAACAGGAAGTCATGCTTCCAAAACGCGCGGATGATCTCGCCGCTGAAGTCTTGGAACTGGATGGATCCAGTCTTCCATTTCGTGGAAAGCAAATCCACGCAGTGCACAGCCACCTCGCGCCCAGGCTGCATGATCCGTTTGATCTCTTGAATGAGAAAATCAAAGTGCACCATGAAGTCTGCCATTGAGTCACAGTTGCCCATGTCTTGAGGATCGTTTGAGTAGGTAAACAAGTCAGCAAACGGTGGGCTGAAAACTGAGAAGTCAATTGATCCTGTTGGGATTGTCTTGGCAACTCGGACACAGTCTCCGTGGTGCACTGTCCAATTCTTGCCTGAGTAACTGTCCACTCCGGTCTTTGCTTCCACTGTCTCGGACTTCTGAAAAGTCATTTCTGCTGCTGCTAGTTTCATGTTCTCTTGCATTTTCTCATGTTGCTCAATTTTGCGTCTGATTGATTGAAGGATGGCTCCTTCCGTCTTTGCCTGCACGATGTAAGCGTTCACCTCTTGCGTTTGCCCAAACCTGTAGGAGCGTCTGAGAGCTTGGTAGAAGTCCTCAAACGAGTAGCTAAGTCCCACAAATGCCACGTTGCGGCAGTGCTGCCAGTTAAGGCCGAACCCAGCGATGCTCGGCTTGGTAATAATTACGCGAGCCAGGCCTTGGCTGAAATCGGACAGCAAAGACTCTTTGCGCGATGGCGCATCTGATCCTCGGACTTCAATAGCATCCGGGATTCGCTGCGCAAGATTGTCAGCCTCGTCATTAGTGTTGCACCAGACAATCCAAGGTTCGCTTGATCCATTCACGAGATTGGCCACCGCATTGGATCGGTCTGCCGAGGTCATGCGCATTTCGCGGTGCATCGTCGTCGCTGATAGCGTGGCAATGCGAAACAAGTCCTCCCCAGTGTTTGTGCTGATGTCAGCGTCCACCAGAATTGTTTGCATGTTAAGTGCTGGCAAATCGTACCCAGCGTTTTCAAATCCAATGTCTGAAGGCTTTGAAACGCACGCCGCCCAACTTGCAAGCCACTTCCAAAACTCGCTTTCAGCGTGCTTTTTGAGTCGCCAGTCCCCAGTGTTGAACGTGTCGTTCACGAAGAATGTCGCCAGCATCTGAGCAGGCGAGCAGATCCCGAGAAAATCAGCGTGCTGCCCGAGTTCGGTGTAGTCGTTCGGTGATGGGGTCGCGGTACATGCGAGCCTATAGGGAGTTTGAGAGAACGCGTCTGTCAGCGCCTTTCTCGTCTTTCCAGTAAACGATTTTAGAATTGAAGACTCGTCAAGAACGACTCCGGCAAAAATTGAGCAGTCAAAATGCTCTAACTTCTCATAGTTAGTGATCCAAACTCCTGCCGAGTTAATGTCAGCACTAGATAAAACTTGAGTTGCCTCAATTCCAAACTTCTTCGCTTCCCGTGCAGTTTGAGAAGCAACCGCCAACGGAGTAAGAATAAGCACGCTGCCGCCAGTGTGCCGCACTACTTGGCTCGCCCATTCAAGCTGTTGAGCAGTCTTGCCAAGCCCGCAGTCCTCAAACAGTGCGCAACGGCCCTTTCTGACGGCCCATCGCACGATGTGCGCCTGCCAGTCAAAAAGCGGCGCAATGATCGGCAAGGGCTCAAACCCCGCATCTCGCACGGTCTTTTGTTTGCCCGTAATGTAGTCGTCGTAGGTCATTTCTTGGCCTTAAAGTTTCTTGCGTTAAGTTGCGCAACCTTGCGCTTGCATTCCATGCTGCAGGTTTTGCGCGGGCCTTTGCCCTTTCGGTAGTTTGCAAACTCGATGCCGCAAACCATGCATGGGATTTTGACCGTCGTCTTGACTCGCGCCAGCTGCGCCTGGGACAGCAAAGTCTGTAGGCATGTTCGGCTGCACGCTTTAGCCTTTTTCTCGTTTGGCCGAAAAATAGTGCCGCAGGCTGTGCAAGGCTTCATCGGCCTTCGGCAATCAATGCAGCGCTGACTCCATGCGGTTGGGAGTTGCACGCCGCAGCCGCAAAACCGGACCTTGTGCGGTTTTGGTGCCCGGATGCGCGGCTGACGCTCGCGATTCCAGCACGCGGTGCATTTCAATGCCCGCCTGCCCATCAGCTCGCCGCAGCCGCAGTACCGCATTTCTTGCGGTGGCCGTCGCCGAAACAATTTACCGGATGCCGCCTTGTCCAGGATGGCACCGGCTTCAGACTCGGTCAGCGTAGGCTCATCTGCCCGGCGAGCGAGTCCCCGCCGGACTGCATCGGCCACCAGCTGCGCAGCCTCGCGCAGTATGGCTTGGTTTTCGGTCTCTGTTGACCTGATTGGGCCGAACTCATATTCCCGAGTACGTGCCGACGGACTCCAGCACGGCTTGCCATTGAGCAAGCCGCTCATGTAGCCGCTCATGCTGCCCTCCTTGCCATGGTGATGGTCGTCAGGATTGCCAGCCCGGCTATCACCAGGCTTTCGCCAAGGCAATCGCAAAACTGGATTGCGACAAGGTCGGTGATGAGTAGTGCGCCAAGGCCGCATGCGTAGGCGACGCTGTGCCGCTTTGTGTTTGCCGGTGCAGGTTGCGGGCCTTGGTACGGCCTGCGGGAGTAGTGAGATGTGCTCATGTTTAGTTTGGTTCAGGTTCAAATTTAGGCCAGTTGCAACGAGTAACTGCGGCCACCGTCCCAATGTCCCTCGGACACTACAGTCAACGCCGCCACCTGTTCCGGCAGGTCGCACAAATCAAGACCACGCCAGAGGTCGATGTGCAGCGTGGGCGTGTTGTCCTCGGCAGAGTATTCGCAGACGGCCACATGTGCGGCCATGTTATTTGAGACAAGAGTCGAGAGTTCACGGAGCGTTTCGGTTGCGTTCATTTGTTGATTGGTTTGTTGTTCACTCTGACGGCCTCGTCAGCACCCGCCTTACGGGTGGACGCCCCCCGGAGGGGGCGTTTCGGCCTA